GCTAATACTTTATAGTACACTGATATTCGTACTATATGGATTTCTGGAGTTGTTTCGTTATTTTCTCTCTTAATAAATACATCTTCTATATCTATTTCGGGTATATAAATTTGAGCTCCGTCTGTTATTCTATTTTTTACTTGTTCTTTATCTATAACTTGTTCAAATAAAAGATCTCTTATTCCTACTCCAAAATTAGGATTCATTAATCTTTCACCTGGAGAAGTTAATAATAAATTAATTAAGTTACTTTTTACTTGTTCTTTAGTAGTGTAAGAAGAATTAAATACTGCTGGTCCATCAAAAGGAAAAGTAACACCTACCGCTACTTTATCATTTTGTGGTAAATCTATGGGATTTATTCTTATATTTCTTCTTTCTAAAATAGGCATCTATTATCTTCCTTTTTTCTTAGCTATTGCTTTCATTAAACCACTATAATCTTTTGTTACTGCATTTGCTACTGAATCCGGCATTCCTGCTGTGTCCATTGGTAATGGAGCTCCTGTTGCAAAAGGTTGTGCTATATTTACAGGTGCGTTTCCTGATTCTAAGTTTGTATCTCCCTGTGCTGTTTCGTTTAATAAATCATTTAATGCACTATTAGATGTAAATGCTTGTTTTGGACGTTGTTTTAAAGGCGCATTGCCCATTATTTTTTCTCTTAATGAAGTTTTTGTTGCTTCGGGAACTTCAACCATTTTTTCTTTATGCTCTGTAATTGTTGGTTTTAATTCATCACGTAAATCTTCCTTAAGTGATTTAATTTCTCTACGTAACGCATAATCGATTTCTTCTCTAACTACTTTTCTAATTAGGTTTTCAAAAGTTTTTGCTTTCATGTTGTTAATTGTTATTTGTTATAAATATAAACTAGTTTTATTCTTATTAATAAGATCCTCCACTTTGATTAGTATTTGGTGATACATCATCAGGATTAGGACCTTCAGGAGTAATTCTTAAATTTCTTTTTAAAATATTATTTTTTTCATTTCCTCTAACTAAATCAGGAAATTCTGGTAATTCGTTTGAAGGATCAATTCTTGTTTCTGGGGCTATATTTTTACTAATATCTGTATAAGGATAATTTACTCCTTGAGTACTATCAAATGAATTTATAGCTGCATTAAATCTTTCATATCCTATTGTTTGGAAACGAGCATTTCTAATGTATCGAATATATTCATCATCTCTTCTTAATGCCATTCTTCCTATTATTTCTTCAGGAGTACTATTTTGTAACATATTATATAAAGCATCTAATTGATCTCCTTTAGTTCCTGTACCTAGTAAACCACTATTTCCTCCTGCTCCTCCATCTGCCCCTCCTGTTCCGTCTCCTGCTGTTCCTTCTCCTTTATTATTAGTATCTGCTGTTGAATTATTATCTCCCCCACTTATAGCACATTTACTCAACATAAACATGTATAAAATTTCTAATACCATTAAAAGACCTTCAATTATTCCTAATAATGCAGCTAATGCTGCTGCTGCTTTAGCTAAAGCTTTTGCAATAGGATTAATATATTTTTTAAGCATTTTTTTAATAAATTCTTTTGCTCTTCCTACTGCTTGAACCCATTTACCTATAGTATATTCTGCTTTTACTATTAAACGAGACAATAAATCAATTAAACCACCTGTACCTGTTCCTCCTAAGAATTTAACTACTATTTTTGCTATTTTTATTACTATTTTTAATATTTTTAAAATTACATTTAATATTTTAATAATTGCATCTAATATTTTTAATAATCCATTTAACATAGCTAATATAGCTGCTAAACCTGCACATGCTGCTGCTGCTCCTGCTACTATTCCTTTTATTTTATTTAATATATTTTTAATTTTATTATATTTTGCTTCTAATCTTTTTTTATCTGAATCTGAACATCCTGAACTTTTAAGTTTTTCTGCGATTTGGTCTTCATTAGGTAATTTTTCTTTATATTTCATTACCTTTCTTTTACCTTGATCTACAGCTTTACCCTTAAGTCCATGTAGTTTAGACTTTAACATTGTTGTTATTTTACCTATTACTGCTTCCATTTTAGATTGTAAATACGTGTTTACTTGATATTATACTAGTGTCTACTTTATGTTTAAAATCCTCGTCCGCTTTATAAGTATATCCTATTTCACTAGCTAATCTTTTTATATGATCTTTTCTAAAGGTTTTTATTGCAGATACTAAAGCAGGAGAAGGTACATCCCCTGCTGAATCAATATGTTCAGGACCATCTAATATATCACATAAAGCATCTATAGCTGCTAATAGATTTTTTAGCCATTCTTCCGTTCTTTCTCCTAATAAAACGGGTTCAGTAGGCATTTTATTATTGCTTTTTAAACCTAAAACTATTTTAGGAGAATTAATTATAAAATAACTGTCTCCTGGATCATTAGGTGTTCCTCCTGTATCAAAATGTATGCTTTTATTTGCACTAAATGACATGTGTTCTTTTGCAAACACAAGAACACTATCTTTTTTAGATTGCATTACAACCCTATCAGTATTGATAATCACTTGATTACCTTGATATGCAAAAGGTTGTTGTGGTTTTGATGTTACTTTTACTCCTTGATTTGCCATATTATTTTATTTTATTAGGTATCTTGACATTCATACATTTTTTGAGAATAATCATCTCTAGCTTCTGAATCCGGTAATGTGCTAGAAAATGCTTGAATATTTTTTGTTCTATTAAAAGGACCATTATTTTCAATATTATTTTGGAATATTTTAAATTCACTACAATCCATGTCTCTAAAATCTTTAAAATCAGAAGATCCTACAACAGGATTACCAAAACTATCTACGTTATTATTATTAGTTATTGGAGAATTTTGTGGAGTAGATGAGGGAGTAATATTCCATGTACTAATATCTCCTAATTCTTTAAACATTTTAACTGAATTTTTTGAAAAATGGGTATTATCATCTGAAAATGCTTTCTCAGGAGTCCATGTTTTATGATTAGGTGCAAGATTATGGAACGTTTTATATATGTTTTTGTCGGGAATTCCACATAATTCTGCCCATTTAGGAACATTAAAACAAGGACAATCTTTAATTGTTGGTCCTAGTTGATTATGTCCACATACTTGTATGCCAGGATATTTTTTTATGTATGTTTTTACTAGTTTAGCTATACTATGAGCTTGTTTTTTAGTCATTGTAGCATTAGTTAACCAATCTCCATTAGCTTTATTAGCATAAGGGTTACTTATATTTTTATTACTTCCTAACCAAGATATGTTTATTATTTGAATTGAATCTGATTTTCTTGTTGAACTATTATTACCATTTACCAATTCTTTATTTTTATAAGGTGAGTAATTATAATTAGAGGGGGGTCCATCTTTAGCAGGATTTGTTTCTGTTTTGTTATTTTTACACCCATAGGTATTTTCATTGTCAAATCTACCTCTATTACAATATCCTTCAACATCAACAGATATATGATATCCGGGATGTTTCCAATCACCATGCAAACTTCCTTGATTCATTGCATGATGTGTACCTTGTGAACCTGCATCCGTATGAATTACTAACATTTTATTTTTAGATTGCTTTGGATCTGTTTGAATTCGTTGACACATATCAACAACTGAAGTAGGATTGATTATAACTGTTGTTTGTTCATTATTACGTTCTTTACCTGGAGAAATTAATTTTCCAGTATCTTTATCATATTTTGGTGGTTTATATCTCCATATTTTTATAGGATATATTGGTGTTTCTGAAGCAGGAAAACATTTATAATTATCACTTAATTGAGATTTCCAATTACTATAATCTCCTGGATTACGAATATTTTGCATTTCCCCAGTAGGAGGAAGAGATTCAGGTGGAGTTGGTATAACTGGATCTTCTATAGGAGTATTATTAGGTATTACATCATCCGTTTCTTCATCATCTGCATCTAATTCTTCTTGACTAACCATATCTCCTGCTACATCAGGATCATAAGATAATCCAAAATCTTTTTCTTCAAAATTATCCTGTTGAAGTAATAAATCTAATACAGATAAAGCTTGATTATCTGAGTTTGATCCTGTATTTGAAGTATTACAACTTACCATGTTTTTATATTTTTAAATTTATTATAATCTATCTCCATTTCTGTAAGCTTCAATTAATTCTTCTAATTGCATTTTAATATCTACACTACCCCAATCTCCCATACCTGTAGGATCATTTTCAAAAACATATTCTCTCATTGATCCTGCTGGGTAAGGTCCCTCATCTTTTAACCAAAAATTCTTTCTTTCTACCCCATCTTTTCTTGAATATCCTCTTTCAATCCAAAAAAGTATTTCCATTCCCATTCCTCCTTCACTACTTGGTAAAGGATCATAGTATTGTACCCAATCTTCTACTTTATGAGGAATATCGGGTGGTAATGGTTCAATTGCAGGTTGAGCTTCTTCAACAGGATCAGGAGAAGTTGATGATTCATCAGATGTAGTTAATTCATTATCTGATCCTTCATCATATACAGGAGAATAAGGTGATTTTGGGTGGGGGTTAGTTAGATCTTCTAAAGGATATCCTTGTTCGCTACCTTCACCTCCCGTGTTATCATTATCTTCTTTATCTGGCCAAAATTCACAGTCCTCAGGATCTTCATTCTTTTCTTCTTCAGCTGCTATGTCTTCCTCTGTTGCTTCTTCTAATTCATCATCTGCTCCTTCTTCTGGTTTTTCTGGTTCTATGGCTTCAACTTCAAATCCTTCAGTTATATTATCAAATTCATCTTTTTGGTCTACTTCTAATTCATCATGTTTAGCCATCCAAGATTGCCAGTGTGTAGAAACAATTTCCATATTTGGTAAAACTTGGTTTGAAGTAAGATAAATAGTTGAATGGTCTGAATTTATATTTTCGATTGTATGTTCCCATCCATTGTCTTTTTCTTCTACGTATTGACCATTACGAATAATAGTTATTGGATCTCCTGTATTACCTTTAGTTGAATATGCTGTTTTATCTGGTGCTTCTTTAGCTGTAGCTCCAAATCTTATTGAATTACCAAAACGACCTTCTATAATAGTATCACCTTCAAATGGTAATAAAGGTTGAAGACTTAAATTTTCTTTAAAATATTCTCCTAAAGGAATTTCTACTGAATTATCTCCTTCAGCTATTCTTGTTACTATTCCTTCTACCATACCATAATTTGGACTTTCTTCTCCTTTTATATGATATGATACATCAGGTAAAGCATTATTATGTTGGTGATTCCATATATTTACATTAGGTAAATAATATTTATGGTTTGAACTTCTAGCAGCAGGATCATTAAAAGCTCTTGTAGGAGCATTCATTAATAATACTATTTCATTTTTTAAAGGATATTGTTTTATAAAAGAAAAATAAGGTCTTGCATTATTTAATAATCTTGTATTATCTGCTTGATTTGGTTCATAAACATCTCCAAAAAATATAGTACCTATAGCATCATATCCCCCAAATTCTTCGGCTCTAGGGTGTTTAATATTTAATATAATATCAATTACTCTTACAGCGATAAGAGTACCTGGTTTAGAAGAAAGATTTTCAACTGTATTATTATTTCCTAATGTAGCCATTTATTTTTCTAATTCTTCTTGTGAAGGTGCTTCTATTTCTTTAGGTTTTTCAACTGTTTTTGCTATTTCTTCAGCTACATCCATTAGTTGATCCATTTCTTCAGATGTTAATAAACCCCCATCCCCACTTGAAGCTGCTCCTGTAGATAAACGTTGTACAATAGCTGCCATTTTTATTAGTTGGTCGTCATTTTTAACACTGATTTCCATATATTCTTTTATTAGAGGAACTACTACAGTAGCATCACCTAAAGATTGAACTAAAGGACGTAATTCCGCTATTAAAGATGCAAGTTGTTTAGCTTTTTTCTTTTGATTACCGTGAATTTCTTTTAAT